CCCAACCAAAAAGGCAGTACTTAGTCAAATAATAGCCGGGATTACTGTGTTTGAAAAGAGCATTGAAATGCGAGTAGGGGAGAGAATCTATTCTCTGCCTATAAACGAAAAAGTCCCAGCAAACACAAGGTTCACTGAGACTAATATCGAGCGGGATCGACGAGACTCGAACTCGCGACCTCCGGCTCGACAGGCCGTTATATCTGCAATAATAGCGTAAGTTACAGTTTTTGTTCCGATATCTGTCCGATTTGACCCCTATTTTTTAGTGATTTGACCCCTTTTTCAAGCTGATCTGAAAGCTTTACATAGTCCTCTTTGAGTAGATCTAAGTACCATCGTTCTGTAACCTTTACGGAGCTATGGCCAAGAAACTTTGAGACTTCATATATCGAGGCCCCGTTTCTCAATAAAATAGCTCCAGCTGCTCGGCGTAGATCGTGAGCGGTAAATTTAATTCCACAAACTATGGATGTTTTTTTGAATCTTTTCTGAATATATGTATAACCTTGTGGAATCGGAGCCACTCTTTCTTTCCATGATCGAAGGATCTCCATAGCTCGATTTGATAATTCTACTCGATGCTGTTTGTTTCCTTCACCTAAAACAATGAATCTTTCTTGCTCATTGAAATCTAACCATGAGAATTTTTTTTGTAGAAGTTCTCTAGCCCTAGCTCCGGTTAGAAGATATAGCTCGATAGTATCTAAAGTCTCTTGATCTACATCAGCTGCTAGGATCTGAGAGATCTCGTTATCTGACAGGATCCTAACTTTCTTAATCTTTTCTCGCATAAACGAGATGCGAGGAACGGTATCAATATACTCCATGGACTTCGCCCAATTGAGCATTGCTTTAACAGATCGAATGTCAGTATTGATTCCTCCTGGATGTCGATGGGCATTCTCTAATTTGAATCGCTCGAAATGCTCCCGCTTTACCTTATTCACATCTCCTACGATATTAAAGAAATTTGTGAGTGCGAGACTAGTGCGACGGTAGGTATTATAGTGCCGGTTTCTCATCACCCAATCAAGATATATGTTGATGAGCTTCGAGAGTTTGATTGTCTTGGGCCTGGCGCGATCGTACCCATATTTCATCCGGGTGATCTCCGCCTGCTTCAGCTCGTAGATCTTGCGAGCTTCCGGTTCAGACATATACAAAAATTCCTTACGGTCCTTTCCTGAATTGGGATCAATATAGCGAAGGAGAAAACAGGGTTGACGGATAGCCTTGGGATAAGGCTTGAGAGTAGCCATAATTTAATCTAGTACACAAAGGAGAGAATGTTGTTTAGCCTGATCTTCTGATGAGACCCTTGCATAAACAACAGCTTTATTCACAGATTGAAAATAATTAAGCTAAGGCAGAAGCTTCTTGGTTTATATAATTAATATTATTATTCAGATCTCTTATTTTTGTAATTGGCTTCAAACGCTTAATTTTCTGTGGTATGTATTTTTTAAGTGCTGGAATCACATACTTAATAGTGATATAGAATATGCTATTTGTAAAAATGATTTTTATAAGTTTATTATCAAAGGACTTAATTATTTCCTTTAATTCATTAGATGGATGTTGTTCAATTTTCTCAACCAGATTACGAATCTCCAAAATATCTTCTTCTGTTAACTTATCCATTATTTCTTCTATGGTTTTAAGATGTAATCGATGTACCTTTTCAAAATAATGCAGACAATAAGAGAGACGTTTGTATATAATCTGGAATAGTTCATCATTTTCATCTATCTCACCCTCTGCTACGAGCCAAATCAAGTTATCTCTCAATACAAAAAACTCATAGAGCTTTTCTTTAAATACATGGCGAACAGAAAAACGTATATTGAAATTGGCCCTTCTGATCAATATATAAAGTACTATAAGGCCTATCTCAATTGTCAGTAGTTTCAACATTTGATGGCCTCCCTGATGGGATTCTGTTTTCTAATATTTTATCTTGAAGACGATCTCGTTCCTGGACTAGGCGATCGATTTCTTTATCGGCCCTTCTTTCCACTAACTTAACTTTTTTCTCAATAGAATCCAAATATCGTTTTAACAAATACCATACTAAGAAAACGAGCAGGGTTATACCAATTCCCCATTTGCTTAGGAGTTCCCTCAACAAATCTTTGAGTAAATCTAGCACAATTGTTCTCCTCTAGCTTAAAATCTAATCTATTATCTTGATAGATTCTATATAATGATTTTTCTACATTTCCCTTACCTCGAGCATTGCGTCTGCCCATGCATAGGCCACCTTTGCTGTATATTCCATTTTTGATGCTTTAGGAATTAATGCTTGCATGGCTTTAGCTGCAAAATAATCTCGCAGTGACATCCCTTTATTTTGTGCAAAATCTGGACCAATTTGATGGGGAAATGCAGGTCCCCCATCTTTTTTTTCTTCACTCATTGTTATTCCTTTCTTATTTCATCTCAAATCTTTGGGCGGTGACAAGGCGAAAGGAGCATTCCCTTGGGGGGGAAAGCATTATGGTATGGAGAATACCATTGAGAGAGGTCACCGCCCTAATTTCTTTTCTTTCTAATTTTTCGGACGGTGATAGCAACTAAATCAAGGACGAAAGGAGATGTTGATGATGAGACTATCACCGCCCTAGTTCTATTCACTTAACAAAAATCCAAGGGTAGTGACCACAAATGGGGCTTGGGAGTGGATTGAATCCCAAGCTAAGAAGGAGTGTGGCCACTACTCTTTTTAAATGTTGGGCGATGATCAGATCGAAAGGAAACATCATATCATGGAGTAGGTGTGATTGAAGTATAATCACCGCCCTTTATTTTTTAGAGTAGCAACCACTTTTGAGGTAGGTCCCTCTGAGAGGTGGGGCTCATACCTGAACTGAGCGGTTACTACTCTTATTTGATTCTGGACGATGATCCTTCATGATAAATTGTGAGATGACACATCCTTTGGGGATTTTTATCACCTGATCACCGCCCTAATTCTTTCTATTAGTTGTAAAAATTAAAGCTGATTGTTAAAACGAAATTTTGAACCTTCTAAATACTCTTCAATAATATCGACACCAATCCAACGACGTTTTAGACGTTCACATACTTCTCCTGTAACGTTGGATCCTGTAAATGGATCAATTACAAGATTACCTTCATCAGTAAGCATCTTAATAAAGAATTCTGGGAGACCAGCTGGATATCTTGCTGGGTGAGGTTTTATACCAGTTTCTCTACACATACGGAGATAACGGCTATTGCTTTCAGTATGTGAAAATTGGAGTAAATTTGGAGGAATGGCGCCTTTATGTCTTTTATTGAATTTAGTAGATATCTGATGTCCGCTAGGACGAAGTTTTGCTTTATAACCATTCTTCAATAATAACTCCATGCTCTCACTATATGGCCTCAAGACATTCTTATTGCTTGCTTTGGGATGAGGATCTTTAGAAAGCCACCACATAAAATCTACAGCATCTTTAACTCTCTCACGACGAACTGTTACCCATTCCGCGGGAGTGGGAAGCTTAGCTGGATTATACCAAAAGAATTCTTGAGCAAGGTAAAATTTGAAGTTAGGTATCTTACAGAGTTCAAGTAGTAATTCGTATTGATATAGATTTTTGGTTGGTTGACCACGTGTCCAGCTACCACCGATATGAATTACTAAACTGCCTTTTTGTTTTAAAATGGTGTGAAAAATACATGCGAATTCTTTAAACCACTCTACATATTCTGTGGCATCAACATTTCCATATTCTTTCTTACGTTGTAGTGCAAAGGGAGGAGATGTCATTATAAGATCAACTTTGCCTTCAAGGGATTTATTTGAAAACAACTCTTTAGAGTCTCCCAAATAAGTTATTCCATATTCTGTTTCATAGTACGGTTTGGTATTTTTTAACATTGATCGCTCTCTATTATGGCAACTCTAGTTTTTTTATTTCCATAGCACGTTCTGCTTCCCGGTTCAGGGTGTTAGCTATAAATGTGGGATTTTCTGCGATCTTTTGAAGATCTGTTGAATCTAGGAGGATCACGTTTAGGTTTGTAGAATTCATTACGTGTTGGGAATATGCCCTTGCATCACTGCTAATATTGCCTGTAGAAACCACCATCACAACATTTGATTTTAGCTGAAGTGTTAATCCAACTTCTTTGGCTACATCATCGAGACGAACAAATTTTGTGTTTTTGCATTGAATTTGCCACCGAGAGAAAATAAGACGTGTACCCTCAAAGATCAAATCAACTTCGGCTCCCCCAGTAGCTGCCCCACGAAGGCGGGTTGCCACATATTTGAGGTCAATTAATCTCATTAGGTAGAATGCAAGGGCTTCCAATGCCAATCCTTTGATGTGTCTATCGGATGACTTCAACTCTTCAAGAATTTCTGGAAGAGCCTTCCGTAGCATTGGGCGGAGATCTGAGTGAGCTTGACTTTCAAGACTACTAATTAATGGTTCAATGAGGTCAGTTCGTATTTTGTCTGTAAGCCGCACCTCAAAAGGCTTGGCTCCTCTTCCGGCTGCTTTTGTACCACGTTCAAGAGATATGAAACCTGCTTCCTGGAGAGGATAGAGTATAGTTTTAGGCAGCATTTTCTCATTGAACTGAACACCATATGTTGTGCTGGCCAATTTCTCCACATCATTTGACAAATAAGGACCGTTATCACCTAGGTTTGCGAGAGTTTTTAGGAAAGCCCTTTGCTCATCAGTTAACATAGAAACTTCATCTATTGATTCTGAAGATGTACCAATAACCTCCTCAAGGCGCTTAGTATCTATTTGCCAGTCCTTAGAAGTCACAACACCAGCCTTTTCCAACCATAACCGCATTATGCTTGGATGTTTCCCGCCCCTGGGGAAATAAACCTCCCTTTCTGCTAACCAAGCACGCAAACTTAGAAGATTTACCTTATCTCCCCTAGCCTGAATATCTTGAACAGTTTGTATTACTATCAATCCTTTAAGATTTACCAAGATGTTTTGTGCAAAAACACGATATAATTCATCGGGAGTCTTTTTCAGAGAGAGAAGCTGTTTACCGAAATCTGTTAATGTTCCATCACGATTTAGGAGGAGGTAGGCAATCATTCCCAGTTTACAATTGTTCGCCAACTTTCCGCGGTTATAATCACTGGTTAGATGGGATTCAAAGTATTCGAGCCTTATGGCATCTTCAAGGGCATGCCAATCCCCACTATGTTCTTCTGCAAACTCTAAGACTCGAACTAAATCGATCTGGCTTGGGGAGAATTCGCTACCGAATGGAAGATCACTTTTTACCATTTTCTGATCCTATATAGAATTTAATTCCTCCTCGCCACGCTATCTTTATATGAATTTTTATTATGATGTAGGTTTATGGCCGGCCTTATTAACCATAGACTTTCTCACACTGCTTAAAAACTCATCCCATATCTTAAGGTACTGTTCCTTATCTGACTTAATACTTGTACCAGAATCATGTTGCACCTCTAAATGCGTACGTAATAATTCAAATGCAACATCCTGTGGTTTTTTCCCAACACAACAGCAATCACACATTATTATATCCTCCTATTTCTTCTTTATATGAACCACCTTTTGATATCACTTATAACATCACTTTCCGCTTAATTTCCACAACTGGATAGTAGAATAGAATGTGTTCATCTATGCAAACGTTTACTTCTTTTTCCTTTTTTTTGGATAGTTTATCGTCTCAACTACCGTTGTCGCAGGACGTTGCTTCGCTTTCTTTCTTGTAATAAATTGACCAGTTTTCGCATCTCTAGCTACTTTTCTTTTAGCCATTTTGATTCCTCCCTATTTAATGAGTTTTATCATCAGGATGATACCGCTGAGGTAATACATACCATTTCTTTCAAACATTATCTCTCCTTATGCTAATAAATTAGATATCAAATTCATCGAGGCTTCACATGAACTACTTTATGATAAAAAACAATCTGATCGACTGTAAGCGTAGTTTTATGAGGTTTATAATCAGGATTAAGACTTATTAGATCAATTTTATCTCCGTGGAACCTTATTTCCTTAACCATGGTTTCTTCAGAATCTTTCAGCTTTACTACAACTCTGTCTTTATTTTTCACTGTTGCAGCTGGACTACCCCAGACTATATCACCAGGTCGAAATACTGGATACATTGATTCACCATATATTGAATCAACCCTTAGCGCATAAGCCGTAATATCTTTAAGATCGTATGGTCTGACTAGCCACTCTTCAGCTGCTCCAACAGGATATCCCATATCATCAAAAGCCGCTCCTGTTCCTGCACCAATATTCCCTATTAAAGGAACACGTAGCCCTTCAATATCTGGAGGAGCCCAAAATGCATTCTTTGGTCGATCAGGTGAAGGAGGAAACTCCTCACCAGGCTTCAACTCTCGATCCTTAAACTCACACTCAGTATGCTTATCGTTCCAAATAATATCTTTTTTAAAAACGTCTGCTAAGCTATTCAAATTACCTTCGTGAGGTTTTCCTTTTCCTAGCCTCCATCTCCACAAAGTATTTGGTCGAATTCCTATCTTTTTAGCAAGCAAACCTTGTTTCCAAGATTCAGCATCTTTCGAGTTCAACAACTCTTTAACAGATTCAATTACGGGTTTCATATTCGAAATATAGTCTATCCTTGTTTCCTTTATATCTTCCATTTGTAAAGATTTCCTTGACAAACAGTCCATTATAGATTACATTTGGAATGTATTATGGAAAGAGTAAAGGAAGTCTTAACAATAAAAGAAAGAAGCTGGGCTTGGCTCTCGAGGAAGATAGGAGTCTCTGAAACTCTTATGTCTCTTTGGAGAAAAGGAGAGCGCAGAGTTGTTGAGGTACACCAACTAAAAATGGCAGAAGTTTTGGGGGTACCAGTTGATTTTCTTTTTCCAGATGGAGTTCCTATGCTAGAGCCCAATACACAAAAGGCGGATCCGGAAGCGGTAAATGTTTAATCCACCACTTCCGGATTATTGTTTCAATCAGATCCCAATCGGTAGGATCCAGCATGATCAAATCTGAGAATCCTTCTAATCACTTACTACATAAAGCCAGCCACAAATTTGCGGGAGAGGACCATGTTCAATGTTGAGCGGAGTTTTGCGAATCTACTTTATCAGAAGTTTATCTTTGGTAAGGTCTATGCGGTCAAGGCCATTGCCCCGGAGATCGATGTTTCCCCATCAACTCTATACGATTATATCCATGGTAGACTCACTTTTCCTCCGGATAAAATTCCTTTACTCTACAAAGCCACCGGTGATTGGGATTTCATTCGATTTTTTGTTGAGGATTCTGATCTCGCTGTCATACGTAAGCTACTGGCAAATCCATCCGGAGAACAAATAATCATGCAGGGATTGACAGTATGTGATCTTTCCGGTCAGGTAGCAGCTGAGATCAAAACAGCAATGGCAGATAATAGACTTACAAGACAGGAGCGAAAGGACATTGTTAAACGAATCAAACCTCTAATACATACACTGGCAGCATTGGAAAAGGATTTGGAAAAGGAATGAATCACTTCACTCTCATTGATCGCTCACCCTGGTTATCTGTCTCAAGTATAGGAAAGTATCTTGATCTAAAGTCTCCCAAGACAATTCGAAAGTTTATTGAAGAGCATAAGGACGTCCTCGAGATAAGAATTATCGGTGGTGGCCAGAAACCACGGATTAGGGTAAAACAAAGTTCTATCGATAGGGCATTATCCGCATGAAAACGAAATCTAAAAGAGAAGAGGCCCATAAAACCATGATCGGTAAATATGGCAGGAATATTCAGCGAATTATTATTAAGGCAGCCCTGGGATTAGATCTAAAGAAAGGTGAGAAGGCTGCTTTTACGAGGCAGATGAGTATCAAAGGATGATTGATTTTTTAAACTATCAACCCTCGTTTTTATTTGGAATGAGAATATTTCACATTCTTCTCATGACACCATTAGTTTGGTGGTTAGTGACAAGAATCAGAGAAAACCGATCGATGAAGAACACGCCGAAAAGAAGAGGGATACTTAATTAAAAAGGAGCTTCTGAGAGGGGATCTCAGGAGCTCCTTACAATATATTCAATAGCGAAAGGAAGTTAAAACATGAGCGAAACAGAGACAACGAAAAAGGGCGGGAATGGGAAACCTGATGAGACTCCAGAGCTAATAGAGACACAACCATCAGCGGTTCCTGTAGTTTTCAGTCGGGATCCTAAGCAAGCATTAGCTCAGATGCGGGATTTGGTAAAGGATGTGGCCAAAGAATGTACTGGCCCCAACTTCATTAGCAATATCAAGGGGAAACAGTATCCCAAAGTTGAATGGTGGACAACGGTAGGAGCTTCATTAGGTCTTTTCCCTGTTAATGAATGGGCTAAGAGACTGGATAGAGATGGTGAGATTGTATACGAAGCCAGGGTTAGTGTGAGGAACCAGGGGAACGTTGTTACAGCTGCTCAATCACTTTGCTCCAGCAAGGAGGATAACTGGCATACTGAGAATAAAAAAACTGGAGACATAACACCTAAAGATGAACATGCAATCATGAGTATGGCAATCACTCGAGCTACTAGCAAATCATTCCGGATAGGTCTTTCCATGTTAGCTGTAATGGCCGGTCTTGAGCCTACTCCTGCAGAAGAGATCCCCCCGAATGGATTTTCTGATGATTTCAATAAGAAAAAAGGTCCCCCCAAAGAATCCAAAAAGGCCAGGAAAATCAGTAAGAAGCAGATGGAAAGGATTGAACAACTGGCCATTCATAGGTGGGGGGAAGATGTTTGGGAAGTGGAACTCAATAAGGCTATCGAACCAAAGATGAAGGTAAAATCCTACAAGGATCTCACATACAACCAGGCCATGACTGTTGGTAAAAGACTTAAGCAGCTCATTGATGAACGAGAAGGAAAGACTACGGCTTCACTTGATAAGGTAGAGGATCTAATCAAGACCGCTGAATACACATGGAAGATGAAGGGCAAGAGTAATATTCTAGCTATTCTCAATGACAGAGCGAAAAAACGGTGGGGGAAAACGGTTGATAAGTTGGAGAGTGAACTAATCACACAGATGAAAAAGGACGTCCTGGATCTCAAGTTAAGGCCAACTGCGTGACACGAAAGCAGATCATACTTGATTTATTGATTAAAGCCAGGTTGCGTGATAATGACGTCAATCAGGGATGGCTTTTACATGATGATCTGGATCCAGCCAAACAAGTGTGGATATCCGGTGGATTCAGGCCAATCTACTATTTTCGTGGTCCCGATCGTGGTGGTGACGCAGCTGATGTCAGACTTAGAGAATTGCGGAGAGAACACTTGGTCCCAATTGAACTACGGTGGCATAAGTGGAAGCTTCCAGTTTACAGTAAAGGAATAGAAATACCTAAGACGACACCCATTTATCGCATAGATCTATCTCAATCAGATATCCTGACCTATGATTGGACACCAGCTTGGGAAGAGCCTTTCAACTGGATATTTCAGCCCACAAATGGCCAACCGGTCTTTGATCCAGTCATACTTCACGAAACCAAAGAAGGGCAGCTGACATTCGTATGATCAACTCTTCTTCAAAATGTAAGAGCTGTGGAGCTCTCATTCTCTGGATGAAAACGAAGTTCGAAAAATGGATCCCTGTTGATTTCGATGAGAAGTTCCTCAATCACGGTCAGTTCGATCCGGATATAGGGCATGTACCTCATTTTGCTACCTGTCCTAATGCTAGGGAACATGCTGATAAAATTCAGTCCTCTCAAAAAGAATTCTCTCATAGATTGCAAAAAATGGGAGGATTTAACAATGACTAACCGTAAAAAAGATAAAAGTGACTACTCGAAGAAATTTAAGGATCCGAGATGGCAGAAATTGAGACTTAAAGTCTTTGAGAGAGACGAATGGTCTTGTCAAATGTGTGGAAATATAGAGGAAACGTTAGCAGTTCATCATTGCTATTATATTCAGGATAAAGATCCTTGGGATTATCCGATCCACGCACTCAGGACTTTGTGCGAAGAATGTCATGAGATTGAATATTACAACAGGAGATATGCTGAAAATTCACTTCTGGAAGCTCTAAGGCGTCTTGGTTATCTATCTGGCCATGTTGAAATATTAGCACACGGACTTTATTTACTCACTGGTGAATCCTTGCTTGTTCATGAGAAGACTTTTAGGAACTTTGGAGTGTTATCGAAACAAGTCGAGGCTAGCTTAACAGAATTAATTACGAAAATGGGGGAGAACAAAAAGTAACGTGGATAAGGTAAGGAAACGAATGATTCATTCTTCCATTTGGGAGAGTGATCAATTCGCTTGTCTTAACGGACGACAGCGATTGACCTATGTCGGTCTGATTTCAATTGCTGACGATGATGGTAGGCTTAAAGGGAATCCGATGCTTCTCAAGAGTAAGATATATCCAATGGATGAAGGGATGTCATCGTCCACAATGGAGAAGGATCTTGTTGAGATCGAGAAGGTGGGATTGATAATCCGATATTCGGTAAACGGATCAGCATATATTCAACATCCAAACTGGTCCATATATCAGAAGATACGAAATGACTTATATGCCCCCTCCAAACTACCCCCTCCCGACGGGTGTAACGAAGACGTTACGGAACCGTTACGGAAACGTGACGATACCGTTACTGTAACTAAACTTAACTTAACTAAACATAATATAGATAATGATCAATTTGAACAGCTCTGGAAAACCTACCCAGGCAAAGCTGAGCAGAAAGGATCTAAAAAGAAGGCCAGGGAGAAACTCCAGGCTAAAACTTATCCCTACACATTTGATGAGACCATGGCGGCATTCCAGAATTATGGACAATATGCTGAGAACGTGAAAAATGGTTATATCAAACAAGTGACAACATTCCTGAATGGTGACTTTGTTGATATCTGGAAGGATTTCAATCCAAATATGGAGGAAGATGAACACTCCACAGCCTTAATGGAATGTCCGGAGTGCAAAAATCAAGGAAATAGCAAGATTTGGGAAGTCCCCAGGACCATTGAGGAACCTAAATGTAAGATCCATCCTGAAATTCTATTGGAGAAAGTATGAATGATTATATCTGTCAGTGGTGTGGTAATGAGGTTCAGTTTATACCAGGGTATGGTTGGGCCCATGGCAAACAATCTGGTGGAGGTTTATATATGATGGAATGTCCCAACTGTGGCTGGAGAGAAGCACCTCATCCATCTCCAATTAACTGTCCCAACTGTGGTAGTAAGAATATCCGGGATAACCATTGTGTCTTACCTATCAATAAAAGGAGCAGAAATGAAACGTATATACATCGATACAGAGACAACCGGTAAGGATCCCAAGAAACATGGTGTAGTCCAAATAGCGGGCTTGGTCGAGTTGCCAGACTTACCCATGGGAGAGTTTAATTTTATGACTAAACCATTCCCATTGGATGAGATTGATGAAGAAGCCTTGGAGGTCCATGGTCATAGCTTTGGGCAGCTCCAGGGATTCCCGGATCCGAAAAATACTCACTCTGCATTCACAAACTTTTTAGGCGGTTATATAGACAAGTTTAACCGTATAGATAAGTTCATTGTGATTGGTTACAACGTCCGGTTTGATATTGACTTTCTGAGAGAATGGTTCATCAAATGTGGTGATCAATACTTTGGATCCTGGTTTCGATTTCCTCCGATCGATGTCATGAATCTGGCAGCATATATCATAGCTGAACGTGATGAAGGGCAGCCTGATAATTACAAGCTAGAGACCATAGCCAATCATTTCGGATTTGACACTTCAACGATCGATCTGCATGATGCCATGGCCGATATCAGACTCACCAAGGATCTATTTGATAAGTTCCGTGATTGGCTGCCAGTTGTCGATTCATATCTCCAGGAGGCCTTGGATAAGACTGAGACTGTAAAAGAGCCGTAGAATGGAATATAACGAAGCAAAAACGATAGCTGATGAGCTGCTAAGCGAAATCAGTATGTATTTCCATCGGATTGAGATAGCTGGCAGCATCAGACGTCAGAGGTCAGAAGTGAAAGACGTAGAGCTCGTAGGAATTCGAGATCTTAAGAGCCTTATTACTTTGAAATTCACTCTTGATAAGCATCCCAAGATCAAAGGTAGAGTTGATGGAAAGTATATGCAGTTCAGGTATAAAGATGTCATAAATGTAGATCTCTTTTTTGCTGAAAAGGATAATTGGGGGAACATCTTTGCTATCCGGACTGGATCAGCGGAATACAGCCACAAGGTTCTAGCTCGAGGTTGGGTTGAGGCCGGCTATCGATCAGCTGAGGGGTATTTACGTAATAGCCAGGGGGGAAAGATCCCATTGTACGAAGAAAAGGACCTCTTTGATTTGATAGGCATTGATTGGATTCCACCTGAAAAAAGAGAAACGGAACTTTTATGACCATCTATATCGATACGGCTATAAGGGGACATAATATGTCCCATTGTCACATGGCCTCAGATCTTTCCGGAGTTCAAGGTCAAAATGAATTGATGGCTTTTGCTAGAAAAATCGGCCTGAATTCTAAATGGCTGCAAAAATCAGGTCAATACAATGAGCATTTTGATTTATTCGGTTCCATGATGTTTAAAGCGCGTACATGGGGAGCTAAAGAGATTTCGCGCAAGGCTTTTGGTAAGATTTTAATATTGAAGCAAAAGAATTCGCAAGCCCAAAACGCCAAGGAAATATGACAATCGCTAACATATTGAAAAAACTCCAGTTTTCTGCTATAAGCGAGCCGAGACCAGGAGTTGGCCAGGTGGAGAGCGGCCTGGGGCTTGCGAGAAATTTATTGAATTCTTATGAGACGCATTAGGCCTGTTTTTGGGTATTTCGGTTCAAAATATAATATAATGAGACATTTGCTGCCAATCATACCCTCCCATCATACTTATGTGGAATCCTTTTGTGGTACGGCTGCTATGCTCATGGCAAAGCGACCATCCTATGTTGAAATAATAAACGATTTGAATGATGATATTATAAACCTTTTCAATATTCTTAGAGATCCAATACTTAGACAACAACTTATCGAAGAGATCGAATTAACTCCATATTCCAGAAAGGAGCATGAGCTCTCTTATTATCCTTGCGAGGACGTCCTCGAAAAAACCAGGAGATTTTTGATTCGCTCTAATCAGGGTTGGCAGGGCCGGACAACGAAATCTGGCTGGAAAACAGGGGAGAAGGAATTTAGATCAATTCATATATGGACGAAACTCCCACAACGACTTACGCGTTTTGCAGAACGCTTAAAGAACGTTCAAATTGAATGTCGGCCTGCAGTAGAAATAATAGAGAAACGAGATACACCTGATACTTTCCATTTCATAGATCCTCCCTATCCTGAAAAAACTTTAAAACAGAAGAGACGGGGATATCTATATCATATGACAGATAGAGAACATGAAGAACTAATTGATCTTATTCTTGGCTTAAAAGGGAAAGTATTAATTACCATGAATGAAAATTCGATCTATGACAAACTGCTGCAGGACAATTTTCGTAAGGATTATATAGATAGCATTGACTGTCGTCAACAGCCAAGATTTGAAACTATCTATAGAAATTTTGAGGTCTATGGTCCTCTTTTTAGGAGTTAAAATGAGTGGTGGAAGCCAAAGGTGGTAGAAAAATCTGATACTACAGTTACCATTGGAAACTCAGAGCCGATCACTCTGGATGAACTTGAGCAATCGGTTGAATATTTAAAGAAAAGGAGGGAATCAATGGTAGGGGAAATCCGCTTTAACAAAATCAAGTATGACAACAAAGGTCGAGTCTGCTTGGTATATGATGAGATCGTATCTGATGACAAAGTGAATGAATATTCCATGAAATGTACTGATGCTCCACGTGGTGAATATAAAGAAGCGTTGGCAGCTCTTAAGATCCACGTGGTTGATATCTGTGAGATCCCAAAGAATCAGGCTGCAAAGCTTGAGATCCGTGGAGTATCCCTGAGCTGGAAGGATGGTATAATGGGAACTGTGATCACAGCCTTGAAAGATTTAGAGCGTTCAAACGCTCCATTGGTCCTCAACACTCCGCATTTACCAGAGGAATCATATTCTAAAGATGGAGAGATGTCCTGTTTGTCACTGGAATGTGTGGAAGATATAAGGACACTGATCGAAGAAGCCAGACGGTACCTCGAGGGAGATAGGGCGCAAATCGATCTATTCGCGCCAGAAGTCGAGGCTGAAATAGAAAAGGCTGAGGAGAGATAAGGATTGTGTGTTCATATACTGGCGAGACATCATGTAATCATGGAAAAATTCTTGAGAGCTATAGAGTAATGGCTGAAAAGATAAACTCTATAATTAAAGATAAGACCTCTAAATATTGTTATGAATATCGTATTCGGTCAAATGAAGATCCCTTGTCAAAGGCTTTTAAGAACAGCTTAATCTTGGAGGCGTGGCTTGAGCAATTCGAATATTAAGCTCACTGAAAAGGATATCCAGCGCCAGATCATGCAATACCTAGCGCATTTGCCGAATGTTGTTCCTCTATTCTGGCGTCAGAATTGTGGTAGTGTTAAAATCTTGGATCCAAAGTATCCCAATGATACACACCGATACCTCAAAGTCACATGGAATCACAAAGGCCAACCGGTTAAGGGGATCTCAGATATAATTGGGGTGTTAAACGATGGAAGATTTCTGGCCATTGAAGTAAAGAGGCCAAGGGGCAAACCGACAAAAGCCCAACAATTCTTCATTGACCAAGTTAACGAGGCAGGGGGTCTAGCATTTGTGGCCAGATCCCTGGAGGATGTTCAAAATGAATTAGATCATGTGAAGAGGACATGATAGTTATTAAGAGATCAACTAGTGGTGTGTTTTTATATAATGATAATCCTATAAAGGTTGATTTTAAAATTTATTTTATGGATGATCATGGTATTTGTGTTTCTCAAACTGAAACAGAATGGAACAGTAGTAATGAAAGTTTTTCCGGTAAATCAGAAGAAGAGACTATTATGATTACAGCCATTCCTCCTGATATATTGATTAATATGCTAGAGGAAATGATTAAATCTGCAAGATATATTTATGGTGATGCTAAATATGAAGAGTGGTCTCGAGAAGGATGGCTCACAATAGAAAATGGAGAGAGCAGCTGATGACAAAGATTTTCAGCTTAATGGAAAACAAAGAGTTCAAGGACGATATTGGTGGGGATCTGACTCCTGATGATATGCCGAATGAGGACATGACAATCGTGGCTCTGGAAATGGGAGTAGATGTTGCCATTAAAATGTGTCAAAGTCTCGGAGGGTTAAGTATCTATATTCCTGGGAATGGATGGAGAGAGATCCGAAAAAGATATATCGAAAAGCATAGGGATGATATGAATACAAAACGAATGGCCATCACACTCGGGACTACAGAGCGATGGATTCGTAAGGTATTAAACGATATCAACGCTAATCAATTATGAAGTGTAGCATGGTATTTTTTATTCTATCAAGATCTTCATCAGTCAGCTGCAGGAATGGTCTGGCAGGAATTTTAAATCCAGGATGGGTAACAGATTTTACTGGATGCTCAGCTCCTGGCCAAAAAAGAGCTTTTTTATTTCGTGGTCTGATAACAAAAGGACCGGTCTCTCCCCCAAATTGATGCACAGCTGCATATTCCACATTTGTTCCTACCCTAGCAAAAGTCGCGCCAGATGATGGCGTGATGGATCCGGCCAATCGGCCGGTTGCCTGTAACATTTTCCCTGTATAGCCTTTTTCTTTTCGATTGGCCAAGGTAGATGGTGCCAGAGCCGGCCATTTAGGGCGACCTTCCTGCTCGAAATTGGCCTCAACTGCATCCAACATATCTTCTGCAACGGCCCTCATCATTGCTCGTGGATTCTTCGCACGTCGCATGGCCTTTTTGAGAAAGGCAATTGTTTCCTCATCGTGTATTTCGATGGTGATCATCTAAGCCAGTCCTGACTGTGTCAGAATATCTGAATCATAGTCACTGAGATTGGGGGTCCATAAAGCCTGGCCGGGATTGTTTGAAAATCCGAGATCAGGAGAAATAAGCTCACCTGTAGATGGATCCTTATAAAATGTTTGCTGGATACCGGTTTCAGGATCCGCTTTGGCCTCCATCTTTCCTGTACCCTGTTCAACAGTCAATCCTTTTGATTCCACCTGATCAGCTGTTAAAGCTCTGACACGGCACCGGCATCGATATCCATTAGGGGGGTAATGGGTATTCCAAAAGGGATCATCAGCATGAAAAACCTTCTCATGTAATTTCTTATGTTCTGGACGGGCAATATCATCATTAAGAGAGATATATTGCAAATATGGCCTTAGTTCTTTGTTTTCCTGGAAAGCCTTCCACCGGCCGGCATTATATGAGCTCATCATATTTGTCCGAAAAATTGTATTAAGACGCCATGGAGATCCGAGTAGTACCTCTTCTCCCTCTACAAGTCCCTTTCCCCACCATCCATGCTTCTTGAGTGTAGGTTCAAGCTCCTCGCGGAATTTATTAAGTGTGAGACCGTCTTTAATGGCAAGGCGGACTTCATTACGGATATCCATCAGAACGTCCATCTGAGTGACTCTGGCTACTGTGAATGCCTGATTATGAGCCTCATTCAGCATATCTCTCCAATCCCATGTGATTTTATAGCCTTTAGACTCGAAGTATTTGATAGCGTCCTTTGGTTTTAGTCCAATGACGTATGAGAGATTGACCTTACTTGGAGGCATTTAATTTCCCCCATACTTGAGACACGAAAATTGTCCGAGTGAGCAGCTCCTCCAGATCCTTGGTTTTCATTTTGGGATATGTCTCAGCCAGTTTTTCCATGACATCATTATAGCTGAGTCCTTTCTGGATCATCTTAGTAACCGGTTTCAACATCATTTCAGCTTGACTCTGCAGTTCCTTATCTGAGAGCTCTATATTATCCAGGGCTCTCTGGTCTGGCTTCATAGGCCGTCTTGTATATTCAGTAAAACCAGGTTCCCCTCCTGGAGCTTTGGGAACTACCTCGAGATCCTGTTCCTCTAAACTATAATGTTCCATGTAATATTTCTTGGTGAATTGGACTCCGCTTTCATTTAGGGTCTTATCGCGGTCCGCTAGGTCCTTTCTGACGCCGCTTTCTTCAAACATTGAGAATTTTGGCAGCTCTGACGCGTCACTATTCCAGTTCAATTCATCAATCCATTGGATCAGCTGATTAAATGTATCCTCCACAAGCCGCTGATCAGCCAGGGCAATCCATTCCATTACTTGAATACCACTTTGTGATTTGGCATAACTCCCTGTTTCCGTAACATCCATGGATACTGCCTGGCCAAGGATAGCCTCACTGATTTCACGATTACTGGAAATAATTTGTGACTCATAAACGTCCACTGTGGATTTACCTTTAACTTCCAGGGGCTCAACTGAGGCATTATCCGGAATGGCAGCTACGGCATCGTGGACCATCTTTTCCAGCATATCCATTAAATCATCGATCTCCGGATCGGAAGCACCTGGTGGATGCTTGCCAAGTAAAAAGGGCATCCCATATTTTTCAATGAATAACATCCGGAATTTCTGACCGCCTTTTTTGAATGCTACCGGCCAGAAACACTTTGACATGATCCGCTCACCATAAGGATTTTTATAAGTGGCGTTATGTTGAGGATTCAGGAATTTCCGCGGTGGTAGTTCAATGCCCTGGAAATTGTCTTTAGGACGGAATTTCAATTGATTTTCCTGACCATAGAGGAACCATTCAACTGGCTTTGCAATGACGGCCTCTGGCAGAATAAGGCTATCAATAAAATGCCACATGACCTCTAAGGGTTGGAAGCCGTAAAAGGGGGCATTCAGTATATCACTGATGAGCTTATATACATTAAGCCGTTTGAATAGGTCCTCTATAATTTTTGATTTATCAGATTTATCTTTACCGCGATCGATTTCCCATTTCAGCTTTAAAACGCCAGCTTTTCTTGCCGTCACACAAGCGCTTACCCTGGCATCGGCCATAATCTCTTTATAAACTGAGATATCTTTACCGGCTTTCCGTAAGACAAAATCCGGATCCGGTAAGATCTGAGAGATAGCGAAATAGTCCATGGATCTTGAACGTGTTACGATTTCTTTTGATAAAGATTGGGTTGCTTGGGCCATTTTAATAAGTCTCCATTATTTCTTGTGAATGTTTTGCACGTCTGGATCTAGCAGTTGGAATAGGTGATCCACCACCTTTCATATAAAGTAGGGCCTGTGATGTGGAATCCACCTGATCATTGAATTCCGCTGCAGGGAAATCAGCGCATTCATTGATATAATCATTGACCCAGGGAGCATTCTCCGGCAAAGAACAATTACCTGCCTCAATAGTAGGAGTGACAGCATGAACTCTGGCAATTTTATCGCTGTCCATTTTAAAGGGCTTGATTGGGAGTGAGGTTTCCCTTTGAAGTTCCTGGATTACACTGATACCGCTGGCTTTATCTTCAATTACAATAACATCAGGTTTATATTTATTGTACATAAAAACCACCTGGCGTTTTAATTCCGGAAATTCTACTCGAGCTCTCCAACAATTAATTAGATAAAAGCCTGTTTTATATTGATTCCAGGTAGTGCAAACAGAATAGCTATTCTCATCGCTTTTCTTAAATGCAGTATCCCATGATTGAATTTTCCTTATGGGTCTTTCCAGGGGTAGATCTCGATAATACTTCCACCAGGCACGTTTAATGATCTCTGCCTCAACATCATCAATGAACTCTCCGCCGATCTCCTGGCGCCTGATTGCCGGGGATACTTCAGAAACCAGTTCATCAATTTCAAAAGGATCCAGAAATGGATTGTCATAACTCGTGAATTGGAAATCTGTCCAGGTTGTCCTATCCTGTTTTGCTTTCTTGAACAGAGTGAAAAAAAGTGCCTCATCGCTTTTGACGCGCTTTCCCTTGGGGGTGCCACCAATGATTCCATTCGCTTTGTAATCCATTAACATAGGTCTCACGGCATTATACCATATGTATGGATTTTTCAGAACGATACCGGCCTCATTGATAAAGACAAACTTGTATCCGAATCCTTCAATATTCTGAGGTTTCTCAGCACTTCTGAAATCACACAGAGCATTACCGATAGTGAGCTCCTTTTTTTGTTGGCGCCATTTCCACCATCCTTCCGGTAGAGCTGATAGAGTTGGCATGAAATATCTCTCAACATATCGATCACAGTTGGATTGGGTAGTATCTACCCATAAAAGCGGGGAAAACTCTTCCATCATAGCTTCAACGTAGAAATTGGAAACTCCTCGAGTAAGACCAAAGCGACGTCCTTTTCCTATAACCTTAAACCTGGAATTGCATCCAAAAAGGATATCATTCTGGCCTGGATGATAGCTAATTCTCAGGCGTTTTCTCAGTGATGACACGTTCTATCTCGATCTTGAGGGTCTGCTCATCACCTGTGGGCTCATCGGAGAGCAGACGTCTTAATTTGACAAGTCTATCCAGATCCATTGTGGAATCGATATCGATTTTTTTCTTCTTTAGCCTCTTATCATACAGATCAAGTGATTCTTTGATAAGTTTCAGTTCTCGCTGCTTCATTTCCTCAAGGGCATCTTTGGCCATGAGGTGGAAGTCAGCCAGATCCTCCAGCTCCCTCGCTCGGATCCGTTTTTTCCAATTGTAGCGGGAACTCCATTTCTTGATAGTAGAGAGAGACCGTTTGAACTTTTGGGCAACCTTTTTGAGTGTCCGTTTTTCATAGAGCAGATAGTAAAACTCAAAGGCTTTTTTCTGCAGCTCTGTTTCTCTAGGAAAGTATGCCATGTGACATTGTCAAGTTTATCCATAAGTAGCGTCTTTTTTTCTGGAACGGTTCCCGGAACTGTTCACTGAACCGTTCCTGGAATGATTCCATGAATGGTTCCACGTCATTCCAAAAAATCCTATAGTAAACTTTCACTGCACATGTTCTCATACCATCACCCTGTTTCCAGCATTGTCCTAAAAAGGCTCCCTGTAGTCGCGAATGCAGGGGGCCCCTGCATACATAAGGATTCTCATGTGGATTGAAGTTTTTAAGACAGGAACTCACACGGATTCAGCTGGCAATACCAAGAAATGGACCTCTGAGGATCTGGATACGATTGCCACCAAATACAATAACCAGGATAAGGATAAGAAACATGATGCTCCAGCTGTAATCGGCCATCCGAAAACAGATTCACCGGCTTATGGATGGGTAAAAAACCTGAAAAGAAAAGGTGAAATCCTGTTGGCTGATGTTAAACCTACTGTGGATGAGTTCAAAGATTGGGTTAATAAAAAGATCTACAATAAAGTTTCCATTGCTCTATTTAAGGACAATCTTTTACGGCACGTGGGTTTTCTCGGGGGGGCAGCGCCGGCTGTGAAGGGATTGAAGGCCGCCAAGTTCGGTGAAGAGGAGGATTATATAGAGATTGAATTCATGGACCTGGAAACAGCCATGAATTTCCGTGGATTGGCCAGATCTCTTCGTGGAGTTCGGGAATGGATCATTGAGAAAGCCGGTAAAGAAAAAGCTGATGAGATCCTACCCAATTATGATTTAGATCGTCTATCCAGGGCGAAGAGTGATGATAACCGGCCAAGATATAATGATCCCTCAGAGGATCCAGGATTTGTCGATGACAAGGAATATGCTACCCTGGACCAGGTTGAGGTAGGTAATCCTTATCCCAATGAACATGCAGCCAGAGTAAAGAATCCAGATGATTTTCAAGAGAATAGTTTCCGGAGAAAAAAGATCAAGACGTCCCAAAATAGTATATCGATGATCATTGGTCGATTAAAGGATAAGACCACTACCACCACACAAGCATATCGATTTCCCAGAGATTTATATACGGTTGATGAGGCCAAGAAGTGGCTCAAAGATCATAACTTAAAGTATTTATCTTTTGAACCTGCTACAAAATCAAAGGAGCATAGTGCAATGACCCCAGAAGAAGTAAAAAAGCTCGAGGATGAGAAGAAAGCTTTGAAAACAAAAATTTCCACGATGGAGCAGGAAAAAGTGCGTGAGAAAATCACGTCTTTTACGGATAAGCTCATCGAGGATGGATGCAAACTAACGCCAGCTCAAAGGAATGAGCAGATCGAATTCCAAATGGTTCTAGCCGGTGTAGGGGAAATAGAATTTTCTGACAACGGCAATCCGGAGCAAAAGGAAAAGAAATCCGCTCTGGAAACTTATCAGGAGTTCCTGAAAAAACTTCCACGCCAGGTAGAGTTTAAGGAGATTGCCAAGGGGGGGAAACAGAAAGCGGATCAAACAAATTCTCAGGCTGTGGCTGATAAAGCGCTGGAGTATAAGGACAAGATGGATAAAAAGGGTCGGGCCATTTCTTACACGGAAGCCGTTGCTCACGTAGTTAATCAAGAGGATTAAGTTTTTTAAATAGCCGCTTCACCAAAACATATAAAAAGGAGTTCTAGAAATGTATCAGAATCCAATTTTGACAAAAACATTTGACGCAGCCGGAGCAATCACCAAGTATCGTATTGCTAAGATGTCCACGGATATCGCTGTTGTTGTGGCTGCAGCCGCGACGGATAAGCTTATTGGTGTTAACGGCGCCATAACCCTGGCTAGTGGAGATAGGGGCGATGTCTACACCCATGGGATCGTAGAGGTCGAATATGGTGGAAATGTAACTCGTGGGGATCTACTCACCTCTGATTCCAGTGGTAGGGCCATTGCAGTTACCCTGGCGTTATTAAATACGGGCCGCTGTTCTATTCTTGGTCGCGCTTTGGTGAGCGGTGTTGTAGGGGATATCGGATGCGTGGATTTGTCTATCGGCGAATCCAGTATGACCAAAAAGATTGCTGGCGCCACCATGGTAGTGGGATCCGAATCATCGAATACCATCAATGTGACAATCCAATTAACTGATCAGAATGGCGATGATCTGGCTGTCAGGGCATCTGTATTAGCCTATTTGTCTGATGATGCGAATGGGGATTCGATCGCGGCTACCGCTCCAGATGGAGGATGGGCTATTGGAACTGATGGATTGCTCATTCCTGTTGTTGCCAGTAAAGCGGCTCAATTGGTTTCTGAGTCTGATGGCGATATCGACGTAACCATTACTGAGTCCGGAGCTGATACTTGGTATCTCATTGTCTTACTACCAGATGGCACGTTAGTTGCTTCTGGCGCAATCACATTTGCCTAATAGTGAGGGGCATTAATAAAGCCTAATCACGGTATAATAACATATTGAAGGAGATTTGAAAAATGCGAGAATTCGCCTTACAACCTTTTCCATCTGATCCTGAGCTGCTCGCAATAGCGATCGCTTATAAAAACGCCAGGTTTATTGCCGATCAGGTGATGCCTCGAGTCCCTGTTCCCAAACAGGAGTTTAAATACTGGACCTGGCCAAAGGGAGAATATTTCACCATTCCTAAGACGTTGGTAGGCCGTAAAGGCCAACCTAACAAGGTGGAATTCTCTGCCACGGAAGCCACGGCCTCTTGTTTAGGATATGGCCTGGCTGATGACATTCCCAATGATGATCTGGAAAACGCTCCGGACAATTTCAACATCATTGGCCATGCAGTTGAGAGCATTGCGGATTTAGTGGCTCTGGATCGTGAAAAACGCGTTGCGGATCTCGTATTTGCAGCTGGTCAATATGCTTCCGGAAACAAGACTCAGCTATCTGGGACCAGTCAGTGGAGCGATTATACCAATTCAACGCCGATCATTGATATTTCGACCGGCCTGGATGCCTGTATCATGAGACCAAATGTGATGGTCATTGGCCGTCTTGCTTGGTCAAAACTTGCTGGTCATCCGGATATCATGAAAGCTGTAAACCGAACGGCCGGAGACACCGGTATTGCGCGGCGCCAGGATGTTGCAGCTCTCTTTGAGCTTGAGGAGATCCTGGTAGGTGAGGCTTTTTATAATACAGCCAAAAAAGGTCAGACTGTTTCTCTGTCACGTTTATGGGGTAAACACGCTTCATTGATTCTCCGCGATCAACTGGCCGACACACGTGGCCGGATCACCTTTGGATATACTGCTCAATGGGGATCCAAAGTGGCTCGACAGGATCCGGATAAAAATATCGGCCTCAGAGGTGGAGTAACAGTTGTTAGTGGTGAATATGTTAAAGAGGCCATCACAGCCAATGATATGGGATATTTTGTCCAAGACGCTGTTGCCTAATCTTGAAAGGAGAAATATAGGATGCCAAGATATAAGGTCAAATCGCCATTAAAGCATGATGGTAAGATCTATGAAGTTGGAGTTGAGACTGATCTTCCTGCAGATGTGGGGAAATACCTTGTAAGCTGTGGAACCGTTGAGAGAGTTACCTCTAAATCGAAACCGGAAACAGAGCCAGAAACGGTATCAGAGGAGAGTCTGGAGCCTCAGCCTGAGCCGGAGACAGAAACCGAGGAAAGTGATCATTCAGATTACGTTCTGGATTATGGGAAACACGAAGGGAAACGGCTTTCGGAGCTTGATGATAAGTATTTAAGGTACCTGTCCAGGTCTGGTAAAACTGAAGAGTTAATGGCTATGGCAAAAGCGGAGCTCGCGTCCAGAACTGAATAATGAGAGATGTCATATTGCACGGAAGCGGATATCAAAAGTCTTTTAATTCCAGAGACTATCCTGGCTCAATTAACCGATGATTCAGCCGGAACAACAGTTGACTCCGCTAAGGTTACCGATGCCATCACCAAAGCCGATGCTTTAATCGATGGATCTCTGAGATATAAGTACTCCGGCGAACTTCCACTCTCTCCCATCCCTGAACTTATCGAATCCCTTTCAATTGCTATTGCCGCATACTATCTGTACCGCCGGCGCCATGATCATGAAGGGATTCCGGAACCAATTACTGAGGGATATAAAGATGCCAAGGAAACTCTGAAATTAATCAGAAAAGGAGAACTGGATCCTGGTATCCTGGCAGCCGGCACGAATGTTGGCCAGAGCTATAGAACCAATAAAGTGGCTGCTGATCGAATTTTTGATGAGGATAAAATGGACAATTTTTACAGTGGCCCTGATACAGACTAATGACGGTAAAAGATATTGAAGACTCTATTGTCACAAAACTTTCGACAGATATCACCGATTGGAGGGTGGAACGCTGTCCTGAAGAACCTGAGAAATATGAATTTGTACATCCTAAAGGTGCGATCTTAGTTGCGTATGAGGGTAGTGAATATGAAGATCCGAAAGCTAATGCTCCAACAGCGATTAAACAGAATCGGACAATTACTATCGCCCTTCGACTTATTCATAAGAATCTTTTCATACATCATGGAATATATTCAAAACTTGATGAAATCAAAACGTCCCTCACAGGTCATCAGGTGGATCCTGGATATAGTAAGATGTATCCAGTCAGCGATTCTTTTTTGGCTAAGACTGAAGGATGTTGGCATTGGATTTTCATTTGGGCCTTTGACGGCGAGGAATTCAATGAATAACAAGGAGTTTTTATTATGAGTATTACTCGTACAAAAGTTATGTATGGGCCTTTCAATCTAACTATGACTGGCGGGACAGGATTTTCTATTAGTGGTTTAATGAAAGACAGGGTTGTAATGAATGCGGAGATGAAGAGGGGAAATAGAGTCCTGGAGGATGCCACGGAACAGAATTGGGAAGCAGGACGGGTTATGACTTTGGAAATTACCATTGATGAAGTCAATACAGCCGATCTGGCCCTTATCGAAGCCTGCACAGCTTTAACAATCTTATTCACCAAGCCGAATAAAACTCTCACAGTCGCAGCTGCAGTAGCAGACACATCAACTCTGGCTATTTTCGCCGATGTCGTAGATGGAAAAACGAAAATCACAGTTATTAAGACTGCAAAGATCGGTTCGGCGTGGACTGATGTATTTACATATGCCTAATTAAGGAGATTTTGATATGGGACTTACAGCATCAAAAGTTCTTTATGGACCATTTGATTTGGACTGCCTAGTTGCCGGTACTCCGGATGTTAGTCAGTATGCACGAACCGGATTAAAGGAGGATTCCGTTGCCTTCAATGGTGAAACATTTGAAGGTGAGGAAAGATTGGGTGATGGATCCAAAGTCTATTGGGAAGAAGGTCGTGAGTTGGTGATTGAAATAACACTATCAGAATTGGATCCCACAGCTACTACTGGAGATCTCAAAAAGATCGAGGATGCCGATAAGATCACCCTGGCTTTCACTAAATCTAGTAAGACCATTACGATTACGGATCTTGATAATATCATTGCCAGCATCGATGGTCTCAAGACCAAGATTATTGCTAAAAAGTCTAAGCCGTTGGCCGATGAATGGTCATCCATTTTTAGTATAGCGTAAGGGGGCGGACATGAGTAAAAAGAAACTTGTGAAAATGGTGAAACCAGATGGCTCAAGGATCTTGGTGCATCCAGAGGATGTGGATCATCGCAAAACACTCGGATGGAAGATTTGGGAGGATTGGAAAAAAGAACAGGCGGAAAAGAAAGGCTCGAATGAAGGAAAAGATAAAAAAACATCTTGAAAATCCACTCTCGCGCCTTTTGTGGCAAGCCATAGTGATCATATTCATGGCCGGTGTCATTTGGGCTACCATGACGGGTCGGATTACGAGAAACAGTGATGATCTACAGATCCATAATGGTGACACTACAGTCCACATGAACCTAGAAGAAAAGCAAGACTTCATATTGACTAAGGAGAGATCTAAAAGGAATGAAACAGCGATTGAGAAACTCCAGGGAGAGATGAAACAGGAGATCAAGGAAGTTCGCCAGGAACTCCGATATGGATTTGAGGACCTCAAGGATTTCATTAAAAATGGAGGAAACTAAGACATGGTAAAACTTATCAACAACTTAGTTGGATTGTTTGTGGGCGAAAACAGCAAAAAACGTCAGATTGGGATATTCCTGGCGTTTCTATTCTCTGGCCTATACTGGGCTGATGTGATCACACTTGAGTTATATGAAGCGATCATACCCTTTGTGATTCTATGGACGGGGGCTGCATTCAGCGCTAGGCTCACCAAGTTGAGCAATACTGTAAAACAGGCCAAAAGACTTTGATAAGATGAAGATAAAGGATGGCGGACAAATACACTTCAATATACGATGGTCCGGAGATTGATTCCAGGCTCGGAGAAGGAAAGACATCTTATGATGAGACTGTTCAATTTCGTGGTGATGTAGCTCCAAGTAATTCCCCTGTTTATTCCTCCATATCTAGCGTTATCCAGGACGACGGATCCGCGAAAATCACAATCCAGTGGACCTACACGCAGGGAACCAATAAGGCGCACGGATTCATAGTCCGGTATTCGCACGGATCTGCCTCCGGTCAAACCGTCAATTCTGCCTCCGCCGGGGAGAAGCGGGATTCCACAACAAGAAAATTCGAGATCATTATTCCGTCTCATCACTATATCTCGCTTGGTGTCTCAGCCTATTATTCCTCGAGGCTTAAGACAATTGAGACATCCATAATAACACATACCAATTGGACTGATTATCAGCCTTTTTCGCTCATAAGATTTGGTTCTGATGTAAAGATATTCGGCAAAAATGACGATCTTGGGACTATCCATGATAATCAGTTCGAGTCTAAGGAAGAACTCATTGAAGCGGGAATTGAAGGTTTTCTTGCGACATTCTCCAATGAAGACAATGAGAGTCGGAATGGATCAAACATAGGAAATGATACACGTAATGATGCAAAGGCAAAGGAAGCCCACACTGGAACATCTAAGTATCGTCAGGAATTTGCCCCTGATCCACCGACAAATTATCAAGCAGGATCAGTCACGGTCAATGATGATCAGAGTATAAACATTCCGTTAACTTGGGATCTCCCAGAGGATAAAATTGATGGCTTCACATTCCGTTATGCGGTTGGTGCTGATGATACCGTTGTGATAGACGAAAATAGTCCTACGCTCAAATTATCCGCGCATCAAACAGGACACGTTTTAGAGGGTATTTGTGAAGGCAAATATATTAAGACTTCACTCAAAGCCTATATCACCACAAATCTCGGACTTCTCTATTCATCTGCTGTAACTGTTAATATAGACAGGACCGCAGAAAGCGTAGAATTTGGCGAGACTACACTTCCAGCTAATACATTGATGGAAACCGGGGGTCTTATCAAAAGAAGAGATGCGGGCGGAATAGACGCGGATGCGTTACCTGAAAGCGCAACAAAGAAATGGGCAAGCGAAACAGGAGCAGACATTACTGGTGATCATACGGCGGATGATACGTCCAAAGTATCGGGGAGAGCTGCGGGGACTGTAAAAGATGAAGCAATCGCCGGTAAAGCAGCAAAGGATAAGATCGATGCTGATGTTGGTGCAAACACATTAGAAGATACAATAGGATCACAAGCTAAAGTTGATGCTCGTTTATCGTCAACAGAGAAAACAAGGCTCAACAATGGTATGAGTCCAGACAATCTAAAGAATTTGGAGAATGCAGACGTAAGCATTAACGCAAATGGCACTTTAACGGGAGCTGGTGGTGGTCAAGTGACACCTGCGGGAATAGGCGCAGAAACGCCCGCAGGGGCACAAAGCAAAGTGGATACACGTCTTAGTTCAACAGAAAAGACGCGTCTTAATAACGGCATGAGCCCTGATAACTTGAAAAATCTTGAGAACGCAGACGTTTCCATCAATGCCAACGGAACATTATCAGGCGCGGGGGGAGGACAAGTTACACCAGGGGGAATTGGGGCTGAAACACCTTCTGGGGCACAAACAAAGGTAGACACCAGGTTATCTTCAGCAGAAAAAACCAATCTTGACAATGGTTATAATCCATCAGGAGCAAAAAATCTTGAAAATGCTGACATTCTTGTTTCAGATGGTGAACTAGACGATGTTTTTGACAAAGAGGGAGATCAATATCAAGTTAAATCTGATGTAGGTGTGCAGAGCAAAATTCAAACAATGAAGCAGATAAATGATCGTGGATTTGAATCTCGAGAAGAGCTTGACGAAGCCAGCCAGGAGGGATTTATGGTCACGTTTGCTGGTGAGAGGAACGGAGCGAAGGCAGGATCTAATATCGGACACGTACCCGAGAAGATCGAGTCCCAGGACGTAAGAATTGGCCCGTCTAAGACCATAAAGGACGTCATCGGAGTCAAGCCCGTAAAAAGAGGGTCTGCCCTTTCACGAATATGCGGGTTGTTGAGCGGTGCTGGAATTGGGGATGCCGTAAAACAGAACATTATCTGGGTTCACAGTTCCGTCGCTACCGGGTATGGACAGGAAGCGAGCGTTGCAACCATTTCCGAAAATGCGTCCACTTATAAAAATAAGGTCCGAGCACCCTACTTCCACGACGACGACAATAAAAAATTGACATTACAGGTATTCGTCTACTTGGAGGACTCGTCCGACACCGCAACGATAAAACTTGAACTTTACGAAATAAGCTCTGGAAGTCCGTCTCTGCTTACATCAGACGAAGGAAGCGTTACCGGTCAGAGCTGGACGTTAACAAGACTGAGCATAGAGTTGACCCCAGGGTTAGAAATGACTACGCAAAAAACGTATGAACTGCGGATTTACTTAAAAATTAGTGGAGTAGAGTGGGTCTCACTCTATTACAGTGTGATCTTTGCTGAGGGTAGTGAATAGACATGTCTTTTGAGAGATATTCTAAAACTATGGGCAACAACTCTAAGGATCTTTTACCGTTTCACGGGCAGAGTTTCAATAAGGGAGTGGGTGGTCAGACTGCCGCCCTGATCCGTCAGGCGGGGAAACAATTATACATTCCCCAGGATGACTCACTTGTGGGAGCATGGCTCTTTGATGAAGGTAAAGGATTGTTTACGAGGGATCATAGTATTTATAGGAATCATGGAACGATTGTTGGTGCAGATTGGGTGGCTGATGGATTGGATTTTGTAGATACAAATAGTGATTATATTAATGTTGATGGGTTTGTTACAGAATCACAATATCTAACTGTGAGTGTATGGTTGGCGAGCACACAGTCTGGAATCAATAATCTTCTTGTAGATGGTAATCCTGTTAGATTTATATGTGGGTGGAATACAACTACTTCGGGCACGCTCGGTTTATATAGTGGCGGGTGGAAAGAATTTGGTGCCGCACCGAATGATGGTCTATGGCATCACATAATTTGGATGGCAGATTATGACAAGGCAAGAATGTATGTTGATGGTTCTTTAGTTGGTACGGAACAGCAAATGACTCCGATTGATTTGAAGTCTGCTACCCAATTTAAAATTGGTTCAGCTTACGCTGGGGACGAATATTACTTTGATGGTATTATTCATTCCGTCTTTATCTACAACCGAGCCCTCGCCGCCGAAGAAATATCCAATATCTACAATGCTGGAATGTATTTAACTCAAGAACATTTGGAGTATGAGATATGAGTTATTCAAGGGATAGAGGATCGATCATTGTCAAACCTTCAATGCTAATCGACGCAGACGCTTTCAAGATCGGTGGCTCGCCGTTGGTTGTACTACATGATCCTGTCACGGGAGAGCAAGAAATCTTGGGATTTAATCATCCTGCGGTTATTCCGGGATGTTTCGGCTTATGGGTATTTGATGAAAAGAATACAAGCTTATTGTATGATAAGAGCGAGGAAGGAAATAATCTGACGGGTACAAGTATAAGTGCAGCATTATATAAAGATACAATATTTGGTGTAGCCTATGATTTCCCGGGGGCAGCAGACTATTTTTCAATAGCTGATAATCCAAGTATTAGTCCGACAAAACAGATCACGATTGAGGCTATTGTTAATGCTGATATTACCTCTGGAACACGTTGTATCGTTTATAAACTGAATACTTACGCTCTTTTCATATCTGATAATATTTACGGTCAAATCTTTGACGGAGCAGTTGAAAAACGTGCAAATGGAACCACTGCGCTTTCTACAGGGAAGTGGTATCATGTCGCTATGACTTATGACGGTGTTGTTGTAAAGGTTTTTCTAAATGGCGAAGAAAATGGGTTGCTTAATTATAGTGGAGACATTGATGACACCGCAAATTCATTATTCGTGGGGAAAACTTCCGGTGCTTCTGGTTATTTTGATGGCAAGATAGCAGCAGTCCGTTGTTGTAGTCGTGCTCTCAAACCCCACGAATTTATGCACCATTGGTATTTTAATACTCTTGTTAATGGAAAGTTCAATTCGGATGGGGCAGTTCTATTCGATCCCCAAGTCTCAGCATTCAAGGCTCGCAAGGTTTTCACGGTACAAGCCGATTGGGACAGTAGGGGACAGATGAAATCAAGCAATATCATTGTAAACAACATTCGTGGTGTACCAGATGAAAGCTTTGTGCCAATGCAGAATGATCCGAGCAAGTTGATCGTGGGTGGATTGCCACTTGTTGACGATAAGACAGTGGCTTGCTGGATTCTGGACGGTTCAATTAATGAAGACGGAAAGGAAGTTGATCTCGGTGCGGGCGGTCATCATGCGACAATAAATAATTTGGTAAGTCCCAACGATTATCGCAATACCCGGTTTGGGAGATATTGGGATCTTGGTGGCTCGGAAGACTACTTTTCAGTTCCTGATCACGACGACTTTTCATTTGGAGACGGATCAAATGATTCGCCGTTCAGCATTGAAGCACTTATTAAGATGGATGCCGCAAGTCTCTTTAGAATTATAACTAAAGGTATTTATAATACAGACGCAGAATGGGAGTTTAGTTTAGGTGGCGACAGTAAATTATTTGGTCATATATACGATGAAAGCGTAGCCTCTTGTTTTATTGGTCGTTCATATCAAACTGCATTGACTTCTTATCAGGGAGAATGGATTCATGTCGTGATGACTTATAACGGTAGTGGAGCATCCTCGGGGATTAAATTATATCTTGATGGTATTCAAGTTGATAATGCGAACGATGAGACTAATCCCGGGAGTTATGTTGCAATGGAGAATTTGACCCATGATGTCTGGATTGGAAGATCGGATACAACTTACGCCAACGGTCTGATCGCATTCGTCCGCATTTCTAATGTAGTACGAGAAGCTGATGAAATAGCTCACAATGCACAATTGATTCATCGTGCCAACGCTCAATTCCAGGATCTTCTACTTCCGGTGGGGGATTAATCATGGGACGAATAATTGAAAGATCAACACTCGCAAAGATAGCCAAGTCTCAGAAACCGCTCTCAATGCTCGGAAGCAAGGGCTATTTCGATCCTGCTAATATTCTCGGTTCTTATCCAAGACCGTTTTATGTCGAAGCCGGTAGCATCATAGTAGTTAATTGTTTCGATGATAATATTGTAGACAGCATTTTGCTTGATTTTACGGAGAATCAAAATGGAACGATCACTGGAGCAATCCTTAGTTCAGAGAGCAAATTCCGGGAGTCATTATTATTCAATGGTAGTAGCGATTACATAGATTTTAGTAATCCAGCTATTTTTGATCTAACAAGCCAGATCACATTAGAAGTGTGGATCAGGCTTAATAGTACAAGTGGTACACAAATTTTCATTGGTAAAGGGGGTACTGCTTGGGATCTCTTACTTAGTGGTGGTAATTATAGAATTTTCATGAATAATGGGGATGTTACATGCCAAAGCAGTACAGGAGTAAATACGACGGATTGGCATTATATTGCGGCTACTTATGACGGAAGCAATGTCAGACTTTATTGTGATGGGGTTGAAATTGCCAGTGCAGCTGTTGTCGATTCAATTGATACGAATGCTAATAATGTTCGAATTGGTGCTACAGTAGCGCCTGCCAATTACTTAAATGGCTATTGTGCGGGAGCAAGAATATCAAATCGAGCCAAAACTGCAAATGAGATCCACGATTATTATAATGGATTAATGGGATTATAATGAGAACGCTATACTATAACAATTTTCAGTTACAGGGACTCCCAACTCTAAGATCGCTCGATGCACAGCCAGCACTTCCTGTTGGCAATCCTCAATTCAGATCAGGACAGTTCTGGAATCGTTCTAAAGGACATGGAATTGAGTTGGCAGAAGTTACAACGAATGTGATGAAAAATCCTGTTTTTGAGGACAATACGAATTGGGCAAGTTATGATTATGGGGGGGCGACTGGAACCAGAACTTTCGGATATGTAGCACATGATCTTATGTCTAAAATTAAGACAGCATTGCGACTTACAAAAAGTGATGGTGGTGCCGGTGGTTGGGGTGTGCGACAGACCACGGTAGGTGCTGTTGAGCATACATTCACTTGTTACTTCAAGGTTCTTTCATATTCGTCAGGAGCACAAATAAAATTGCTTAAAGGTGGTAATACTACTATTGCTTTGACTTCTGGGCATATTAATAAATGGGCAAGAATATCTCTTACATATAACGATGCCGATACAAATCTTTACTTATTTATTTTGGATGCTGATGCAGATATACTTTTTACAGGTTTTCAAACAGAGGCAAAAGCTAATGCTACTCCATTTCATACATTGGATTCTTATAATTTATCAGGCGATCAAATAGCACGTTCTACCCAATATCTCAAGATTCCAACAGCGGGGAACTTCCCAGGAATGGATGAGGGAACAATTTTAATTAGTTTTAGATCTGATTGGGCAAGCACTACTGGGCTAAACCCTTATTTATGGAACATGTTGACATCTGCTGGGACAGATGAGTGGTATTTACGGTATTTACAAGCAAGCGATAAATTTACTTTTTATATGACAGATGGAACGGGAACTACTATTCTATCAGATGCTCAGTCTTTTGCAGTAGGAGATAAGTTTCTTTTAATATGTACTTGGAACGGTTCTGTTGGAGAACTATATGTTAATGGGGTAGCTGCACCAGCACAGACAAAAACACAAAGAAGTATAACATTGAGGGAATCATATATAATTGGAGCAGATCAAATTGCTTTTGCTGATAACTTGAACGGTGTTATAGATGAGTTTGCCATCTTCGACCAGGCCATAACTCAACGCATGGTGGACCACATCTACAACAATCTATTTTCAAGAGGAAAAACCATGCTGGGAGCAGGATTTTTAAATTAAGATGGTCAAGAAAAAGAGAGTCCGGCCACATATTACGGTCCAGGAGGCTTTTTGTCGCTGTGGTTGTGGTTTAATCCAGAGTGATAAGACTCTGGATTGGGTGAACATGTACATAGAGCTATGCGGTTTTTCGATACCGATATCCACACTGGCTAGGTGTAGAAACTACAATCGTAAGGTCGGAGGAGTGGACGATTCTCCTCATCAGCTCATAGAAGTACCTGGAGAAGGAGCTGGTGATTTCAAGGCCAGGAATCCACATAAGCGTATGAAGATGATTGATGCTGCCATGGCATTAGCCCACCTTGGATTCATTAACCAGGTTGAATGTGCTGATCGGCATATCCACTTAGCCAAGTTGCCAGACGATCACCGGCTGGCTGGATGTTTTAATTGGGGGAAATCAAGATGACGGATGCAGATGTGAATACATATACAATTAACGATCGTGAATTCAGAATGATTCAGGATATGACTCTCGATGTCTTTTCCAGACTCTCTGAGATAATGACAGATCTTGTTGATGAAAAAGGTGAAATAACCATGACGAAACTCATGAGCTTTACCCGAAACAGTCAAAGGCTTAGAGATCTTGTCACACTTATTCTGGAGCCAGTGAAATTGGAGTCACTATCCTGGCTTAATCCAAAAAGATATCTGGGTCGGAATCACGATCTCTGGCATGATTTGAAGCATATAACCATTCCTGATTTACTGCAGGTGATCTCGGATTTTTTCGCTTTAGGGGGGCCCTTGCAGAACGCTTTCCCTTCGTTTTCAGCCCCCCGGACTCAGGATTCGAAACAAACGCCTTCGATTCAATCAGAGGCGTGACAATGGTTATCTATAATTTGACTGGTGATTTAGCTCAATATGATAAGATCAAGAACATGCCTATCGAGATAGTATATGAATGGCTGGAGGTTGCTCTGAGAGAGCAAGACGTCAGAAAAAGGATAAAAATCAGTGGCTAAAAAAACGACATCAACGATAATCGAGATCCGTGGGGACATAAAGGATATCAAGCGAAAACTCGACCAGGTTAATGCAAACATCAAGGGATCCCAAAAGCAGGTAGCACAATCAAGTAATTTAATGTCCAGGGATTTTAAGAAAGTTGCCATCTCAATTGCAGCTGTCACTGTGGTCGCTGCAAAGATGTGGGCTACCTTCATAAATCCTTCCATTGAGTTACAGACTCAAATGGCCAATGTTCACACCCTAACAGATCTATCAACAACTTCTCTTGTACGTATGACAGAACAGGTACATGATCTTTCTACAGAGATTCCGAAAGCAGCTCCGGAGCTAGCTGCAGGATTGTATCAGGTGGTATCAGCTGGAGTAGACGCATCGAATCAACTAAACGTTTTGGAGGATTCAGCAAAGGCTGCAACTGCAGGGGTGGCTAGTACTACTCAAGCCTTGGAATTGGGAGCTGCTGTAATCAAGGCATACGGAAAAGATTGGCAAGATTTTGAATCCATCCAGGACCAAGCATTTAAGACAGTTGAATTAGGACAGACAACCTTTGGCCAATTGGGATCAGGAATTCAACGAGTGGCAGCTCAGAGCGCTACCTTGAAGATCAGGACAGAGGAGGTATTTGGAGCTTTTGCAACACTCACCGGTGTTACTGGAAGCACAGCTGAAGTATCTACTCAATTAAGAATGATATTGACCGGATTGATCAAACCGAAAAAGGAATTGTTAGCGCTGATAAAAGACACAGAATTTGCCACTGTTGAGGAGATGGTCCAGACTAAAGGATTAATTGGGACTCTAGATTTTCTGAAAGAAGCTACAGGCGGCCAGGCTGCAGAGTTAGGAAAAATGTTCGAAAGTGCCGAATCAATTACGGCTCTCCTAGCTTTAATGGGGCCTCAATATGAAACGTTGATTGAAAAGACCGATGAAATTACTAATTCTACGGGAGCCATGAATGACGCTTTTGAAAAGCAAATGAATACTTTTGAAAACCAGGTGAAGATTTTGGCAAACAAATTTACTCCAGCATTAATAGATGTGACTAGTTGGTTGACACAAGGCGTCATAGCAGCAAATGAGTTCATGAATAGTATAACTGAGACATCGTTAGAAAGAACTATAAAGGAACTTAAGGATCTTGGTGTAGAGACTCTAGACTATGAATTGGCCATAGCTAAGTTTCGAAAAGCTCAGGCAAAACTGGAGGCCGCTGGATTAGAGGATGAGGAGACAATTAAAAAACGAATTGTTGAAATGGAAAAAGAACGTATTGATGTAATTACTCGATTGGCTGAGGAACAAACAAGTCTCGTGGAGTCCGGTGAAACTGAGGAAATCCTGAAGAGGCGTATTGCTGATTGGCAAAGTATCATAGCATTAGGATCAAGGGAAACGGGTGTGTCTGTACAAAAAACGGCTCGTGCGAGTATTGCAGATGCTGAGGCAAAGCTCTCCGCTGTTGAATCTACAAGAGCTCAGAGGGATGAATTAGAGGCTACTCTCGAAACATCGAAAGAAGAATTAGTACTAGTCGAAAAACAAAGACTAGCAAAAGAACAGGTTGCCGCTATTGAGGGAGTTATTGCGGAGAAGGCTAAGGAGACCAAGGAAGAACTAGAAGGCCAGGATGAAGCAGCAGGTGATCTACCTCCTAGTAGACGTGAAGCCACTGCTGAAGAAAAAAAATTGGCTCATTTTGCAGCAGCTACATCTGCATCTTTAATTACATCTGCGATCGCAGGAGATGATCTAGGAGATTCTTTGAAAAGGGCAGCAATTCAGTTAGCCATTATGGTGGTCCAGGCACGGATCTATAATGCTCTTATGAAAAGCGCAACGCTCGGACCATTAGGAGCTATTGCTGGCTTTCTCGGTTTTCATAAAGGCGGTCTCATTATGCATGGGGGAGGGGGAATTCCTAAAATGCACGCTGGCGGAATGAGACCAGATGAGCGATTGATCATTGGCCAGACAGGTGAATTTATGCTGAAGAGAGAAGCTGTGAGGGGAATTGGTCAAAGTAATCTCGAAGAGATGAATCGAACAGGCCAAGTGCCTCCTGGAGCCGGAGGTCAACAGGTTCTTAATTTCGATAAGTTGATAACGACACAGGAATTCTATCAGGATCACATCAAGCCAATCATGGATGAACAGGCGGACCTGGATCTGTCATGAGCCTAACCTTGCCGGCTGCATACGAGGCAGCTCTAAAAAGGCCTTTCAAAGAAAATTGGTTGATCAAACTATTCTACGATTCGGATCCTGATTCTAATCCTAATAATTGTTTAAAACTTTCCTTTGATGATACTGAAGCCGATAGTCAGGAATATCATGGCTCCATTCTAAATGAGCCATCGATCAGAGAATCGATCGATCTCCGGAAAGGGATTGCAGGAACTGATAATATCCGCCTCGAGGTTGCGAATTTCAAATATAAAGGAGATGACCTTTCTGCAGAACTGCTAGGTGGACCCAATAAATATATCAACAAAGATGTCCGGATTTATTCTCAGCTCAATGATGAGAGTACGCTCTCAAACTGTCTCCTTATTTATGAGGGACGTCTTCTGATTCCCATTCATACCGCAACAAAAGTCTTTCTGACAATCATCCAGAAAAGGCCATGGTCCCTTGTGGATATCCCTCAGGTCCTATCCACCATGGCTAGGATCCATCATCCGATTGTTTATGGATCCTACACACCGAATGCCTCAACCAGAACATCTAAGGCTTTCTGTCCCAATGTGAATTTATATCCCTGTCCAGTGGTAGCAATCATTGGTCAAGATATCCTTGCGCTGCAACCACAAGCCCTGGATGGATCCGGAGGTCAGGAGGGAAGGCTCCATATTTATGAAAAAAACGCAGATGTCTTTGCACCCCTTACAGATAGCGGGGACAACTATGAGGACGCAACACATACGAAACCCTCCGAGCCTGGAGATTTTTCTAAACAAGTAAAGCAGCTCTATCGAGGTTTCAAATTAAAACCTATTGCTGTTCACGAAGATAATGAGTGGACCGATGCGGAAAGGGCTTTCAACAACAGGGATGACGACAATTACAATACTTATACCATTGCAACTGAAAACAGGAGCTCGGTCGGGACCACCACCAAAACTATATATCTCGAGGTGCCTCAGCTTATAGGGAAACTCATGGGTACGAATATATTGCAGCTTCAGATCAGATATCGATTGACCAGGACATCATCCGGAGGTACGCCCACAGGTACAGTAAAACTTATCAATCGGACTTATGGTCGTAGTGATGAAATTGCATCACTTTCAAGCGATGGTAATACAGGGGATCTGCTATCATCGGCAATTAATATGACGACCAATTATAATTCAAATGATTATCAGATGCCTGAATATATCGCCATAGAACTCGAGATAGATTATACTGGTGGTACCGGTACTCTTACTGGGCTTGCTCGGATCTATGATGTTCATATCATTGTTAAAGGATATCTTGATTTCACAAATGATCGTGAAGCATCACAAAATATTTTAGATGGCCTGGATAAAGTCTTTTGTGGAGCTGATGGTTTGGCTAAGACTTACAATGGTGGTTCCGGAGCTGCTACCAAGATCCATGAGATTCATCGAGATCTATTGGCCAGATATGCAGGCTTTGATGAAGCTGATGGGAATCTTCTTGGATGGAGTTCCCTGGATACGGACAGAGCTAGCTGGCTTGCCAGGTTATGGATCCTGGATCCACCCTGGAATTTGAATGCCATTCTCAGAAAGCTAGCTTTTGAAGGGGGATTTATTTTCCGGATCCGACCAGGTGGTGGTCGATATATCCATATCCTGGACTCATATGGATCCGGAGATCTTGCTCACACCCTTACTAAGAATGATGTCAGAAACCTGGAGATCCAATGTTCCAAGATCTCATCCTTGATCACTAAAAGAAATATCCGGTATGAGCGTCATCCTGCAGAAAAAAAATATCTGAGTTCTATCACTAGCACAAATGCAACTGCTCGGGCCGATTGGAATATTGGGGCTAAGGAAAATATCATCGATAGACCACTCGATTATTATGTAGCGCCTACACCGGCTACGGACCCCACAGCTGGTAATCCTAATGATGATTTCGCGTCATATTACAATGCCATCAATGGTGATATTAAACTGATGGGCAAAAGCGATATCGTAAATGGGATAATGTTCGATTTGGAGGCTGGTGACGTTATAGCCTTTGATCATACAAATATGATCGTGGATCCATACGGCTATTCCTGGCAAAATAGAGCTTTTATGATTACGAAAATGATCCGGAAAGTTGGATATCGCGCATGTGAGTTACAACAAGTAGGGACCGTGACATGACCACAATCCCATTTTATACGAGTGATAATAAACAATTCTTTACCAGCGATGACAAGGAATTCCATGTTCCTATATTTGCAGCTGATACAATTTATTTCGATTCGATTGGTCTGGCAGATGCTACGATTACGGATGGATATGTCTCAGGTGGCAATTTCAATGTAGCATCGGACAACACCGGTCTCGAGAATTTGGTGGACCAGCACCTTAGCGCTCCCTGTTTATTTGGCGGATCCACACAATCCGGAGTGAGATTCAGCCTGGCAGCTCAGAAAGATATCGATTTTTTCGCATGTTACTATCCATTCGAAGGATATGATCATGTAATCAAACTGTATGGATCCAACAGTGCAGCTTCCGGATATTCTCTGATCACAACAGCTGTAGCGTCCAGACAGGGATGGGTGATCACTGATTTTACTCAGGTCACATATCAATATCTGGTCCTCCAGGTTGAACGTCACACTATAGATCTCAAGATCTCAGAGCTGATCATTGGTGAAGCATGGAATCCCTCAGAGATTTTTGACGCTGGTTGGATCCTGAATGATGAACCTTTGGTGATTATTAATTTGGCCGATAGCGGTGTTGAATATGCTGTCAAAAAAGCCACTCCGAAAACCGGTTGGAATTATATCCTAACTGGTATCGGTGACACATTCAAAGCCGAACTGGAGCTATTCAGATCTGGTTTAGAAAAGATTCGTAAGAAATTCATCTATCATTTTGATGATTATGATCTCAATTATGTGAAACTGACTAAGGCATCCCTGAGATTCATAAATGATAGTGGTCGATATAAAACCAGGTTTCATATGAAAAAGCAGGAGGCATAATGTCAAAGGCATTTGTCTATGATTCAATAGGTCTGATTGATGCTACAATTGAGGATGGTACTTACAATCCAGGGACGGGTGTTTTTACACCTGGGGCCGTAATTACTAATGAAGAAAGGTTTAACGATCAGTCAATAAGCTTTGCTGTTAGCGGATTTGATTTGAATGAAATGGAAGAGTTTGACGTTGAAAGTTCAAAGGCGGCAGATGTAATAGCAGTATATTTTTCGGCAGATGAGGCAGATGATTTATTGCTATATGCTACGGATGTTGATGATTCACCAGGGACATCTCCAGTAGTTACTACACCACTTATGACCTCTCTAGTTGCTGGTTGGAATGTTTTTACTTTCACTGAATTGACAAAACGGTATTGGTTTCTGAGGGCTTCAACTGGTACTATCGCAGGACTTTGTGAAATCATAATTGGAAAGAAATATGACTTTGAGCAAGTTTTCAGTTCTGGTGGTGAAGAAGATGATCGACCAGATGGGATCCGGATTGAAAAATCGGTGGGGGGAATCGAATACTCCAGAAAACTCCATGACCTTAAATCGGAATGGGTGGGATCCTGGCAGGGGTTATCAGCATCCGAAAGAACCAATCTCCGGAATATCAAAACAGCTTTATCCGGTAATTTCTTAAAATTTTTGTATTGTGACGGATCGGCTTATCATTGGGTCCGCATGTCTCCGGATTCGTTGAGGATCCGAAATGATGGGGGTGTTTATTCAACCAGAATCCAGATGATAAAGCAGCTCGCTTAACTTTTAAGTTAAGTTTTAGGCGGATCGATCGCCGTGGTTTTCTCCAGAAATGTCCGCATCCGGCTACGGTATATGATCCGCCTTTTAATTAGATAATTAATCTGTACTAATACCTGCTAATTTCACCCCTATTTCTCCTCGATACGTAACTAATTTTCAAATAATCTGAATTAGCAATAATCATATAGTATATTATATGTTTTGGGGCAAAAAAACTCATTTTAATATAGCTTCAGAAACCACTTTTTCCGATATTTTTCCGGTTTTTATACCCTTTTTTATCTATTTTTACCTATTATCGTATATATGATAAACCCCCGGAGATAGGGGGTTTCTCGTCGATTATCGAGGAGCGGGATCGACGAGACTCGAACTCGCGACCTCCGGCTCGACAGGCCGGCGTTCTAACCAACTGAACTACGATCCCAAACACTAATATCAAGAAACTCGCGATCTTCCCGACTGCTGAA